GGCGTTTCCGGTCTGGTTCGACGTTGTCGCCGGTGCCGATCTGCCGCCGACAGTCCCGCGGTCGCGCCGCTCGATCCGGCCGACCGGATGAACATCCTGCACATGGTCAAGCAGATCTACGACCACGACGATCCGCTGACCGAGGAGCAGTTGCGGCGCCGGTTTTCCGGCAGGAGGTTGCTATGGTGAAGGCCGCGGCACAGACGGCGAGGCTGACAGAGTCCGTGGCCTTCGACGTGCCGGTGCAGGTTTCCGGTCCCGGGGGCGTCACCTCGACCACCTGGGAACAGCGCCACGCCTGCCGCGCGCAGTTTCTCTATTCGACCGGCTCGGAAGTGGTAGAGGCCGCACGCCTTGAGGGGCGCCCGATATTCAAGATCCGCGTTCGGTCCTGTGCGGCCGCGCGCTCGGTTACGACCGACTGGCAGATGCGGGATACCCGCCGCGCCGCGGTCTACGCAATTCGCGAGGTGGACGGCATCACCGATCCCGCCTGGGTCTATGTCGTCGTCGAGGGAGGGAAGGCGCCATGAGTGCCAGCGCCGCGCTCCAGATCGCGCTGATCGCGCACCTCAAGGCCGACCCGGCCGTCTCGGGGCATCTCGGGGAGCGGATATTCGACAACGCCCCTGTCGGCGCCTCGTATCCCTACCTGACCCTCGGTCCCGCGCAGGAAATCGACGACAGTGCCGATTGTGTCGACGGTTCCGAATGCTTTCAGCAGATCGATATCTGGACGCAGGAAGGTGGATCGCAGCTGTCAGCCAAGACGATCTGCGGCGCGGTTCGGCAGTCGATCAGGTATTCCGACCTGGAATTGGCGGACCCTTATGCGCTGGTTCTGGTCGATGTCACCAGCTGGTCGGTGATCGGCGATCCCGATGAGAAGGTTGCGCATGGCATCGTCACCGTTCGGGCATTGGTGGATGGTCTGTGATGTGGGTTCTCTTCACCAAAACCTTCCGGTGGCGTCCGAAGTCGAATGTCTCGATCCGGTATGACGCCGGCATACGGATGCGCGTCACGCGCCGCTGCGCCAATGCCGCCCTCGCCAGGGGGGCCGCGGTCAGGATCGATAACCCGAAATCAAGAGGCGGCCATGGCACGGGGCGCGACGATCATGGGGCTGGCAAAGCTCCAGCGGAAGCTTGACCGGCTCCCCAAGGTCGCAAAGGACCAAATCCAGACGAAGATGGCCGAGGCGGCCGACGAGATCGTCGCCATGATGAAGAGCCTTGTCCCGGTGCTGAAAGAGCCCGACGCGCGGCGCCGAGCCGGTGCGCTGCGTGATAGCATCGGCTGGACATGGGGGAAGGCGCCCAAAGGCTCCATGGTTGTGGCTACGCTCAAGGGTGCCGGTGTTGGTGGCGATCTGACGATTACGGTTTTCGCCGGTTCGCGCGACAAGTCCCGCGGCCCAGATGACGCCTATTATGTGGCATGGGTCGAGTTCGGCACGAAGAAGATGAAGGCGCAGCCGTTCTTCTACGTTTCCTGGCGGGCGAACAGGAAACCTGCCGCGCGCAAGGTCCGCAAGGCCGTGCGCGATGCAGCGCGCCAGGTCGCCAGAGGCAATAGCGCCCAGACACCTCTCATCAACGCCCGCCCTGACCGGCGGGCTTTTTCATGGAGACCACCATGGCTGTTACGCCTGTCAAAGCTACCACCACGCGCTCGAAGAAGATGTTCGTCCGCCTGTCGAATGGGGCAGAGCCGCCTGAGTTCATCGCTCCCTGCGGCTTCACCGAAAAGTCGTTCAATCGCTCCAAAACCTTCGGAGAGACCGTCACGCCCTATTGCGAAGGGGGAGACGACATCGTCGATTGGGTCGAGCGCGACACCGTCTCGATGACGGCCTCGATTTCGGGGCAGGGCGTGATGGCCCGGCAATCCGTCCCGACGTGGGAGCCGCGCTGGCAAGCGCCGACAGCATCGAATGCGAGGTTGAGATCGAATGGCCCGACGGCAGCAAGGAACTCTACACCGGCCGCTTTCACGTCGAGAGCCTGGAGATCGGCTCGCCTGAGGGCCAGCGGGTCACGTCCAATGTCAGCATGCAGTCGGATGGACCTGTCGAATACGAGCGGGTGCCGGCCTGATGTCCCGCAGTGCGCAGTTAACGCTTGACTGGGCGGACGGGACATATCCGTTCGCCCTGAAGATCGAGCACCTGGCCGAGCTTCAGGAAAAATGCGATGCCGGTCCATGGTATATCCAATGGGCGCTGGAGGTCTCGCTCCTGGCCCGCACGGCCGGGTTCGCCCCGCCCAAGGATGCCAATGCCAGCTACGTCATCGAGCCTATCAGGCTGGGTCTCATCGGTGGGGGCATGCCAGCCGTCGAGGCGCTTCAAAAGGTCCGCGCCTATGTTGGCCCGGGCCAACTGAACGAAAACATCCAGACGGCCTATGCAATCCTCGGCGTGGCGCTGGCCGGTGCACCGGATGATGAGCCAAAAAAGCCCGGGGCGGGAAAGAAGAAGACCGCGAACCGCTCCCGCGCGGCAAAATCAGGTTCGCGGACGTCTTCGGAAACGGTCTCGCCGCCGGCATGAGCCCGTCAGAGGTGAGGCGGTGCAGCTGGTGGGAATTCAGCGCCGCCCTTGCCGGCTGGATCGCTGCCAATACCTCGGCCGAGGATCAGCCCATGTCGCAGCAGGATGAGGATGATCTGTGGCAGGGGATCATGGAGCGGATGGGTTAACGAAGAATCCCCATCCCTTTCAGCTCCTTGCGTAGATCCTCGGATCGCATTTGCTGCTCAATCATCCGCGCTTTGTAGCCGACGTATATCTCTCGGGCGAAATGGTCTGCGACATATAGAATAACGCAGATCGCGGCGACGGCATTCAATATCTTCATGGTGTTCAGAGGTCCTTAATGGCAACCGATCTCGAAAAGCTGGTTGTCCAGCTCTCTGCTGACATCAAGGGCTATGAGCGCGAAATGCGCAAGGCCGTTGGCGTGACGAACCGGCAAGCGCGCGACATCGAAAAGCGGTTCCTCGCGATGCAGCGCAATCTGGATGGTATCGGATCGCGGGCCGCCAAGTCGCTGATCGCGCCGTTTACCGGCATTGCTGCGGCGCTTGGTGGCCGGGAACTGATCCGCATGACTGGGCAGTGGACCGACCTGACCAGCCGGGTGAACCTGGCGGCAGGCAGCATGGAGAAAGGCAATGAGGTCATGCGGCGCGTCAGCGAGATGGCGCGTCGCACCTATTCCGACCTCAGCCAGACCGCCGAGGGATACCTGGCATTCTCGACCACGCTGACCGAACTTGGCGTTTCGACGGATCGCCAACTGGACTTCGTGGAAAGCCTGAACAACGCCCTGGTTGTGTCCGGCGCCAAGGGCCAGACCGCCGAACGTGTCATGAGTGCGCTCTCCAAGGCGATGGCGCTCGGATCGCTCCAGGGTGACAACCTGAATACGGTGATCGATTCCGGCGGACGTGTCGCGCAGGCCCTCGCCGATTCCATGGGTGTCACCACCATGGAATTGCGCAAGCTGGGATCGGAAGGGAAAATCGGGCGCCGCGAACTGCTCGGCATCTCGAAGGAGATGGAGAAGCTCCGGCGCGAGGCGGGCGAGATGCCCACCACGATCCAGGACGGCTTCATGCTTCTGAACAACGCCCTGCTGGAATATGTCGGGCGTGGGGACGATGCCGTCGGGATGTCGGGCCGGATCGCCGAGGCGCTTACGGTCATCGCCGACAATTTCGATACCGTCGCCGATTCCGGCCTGAAGCTTGCCGCGGTTCTCGCGGCCGGCATGCTCGGCCGGTCTATCGGGGGCATGATCACCAAGCTGGGCGCCGCAACCGGGGTGTTGATCAAGTTTGGCGCCGCATTGCGCGCGGCTACCTCCATGGCCAGCGTCGGCACCGCAATCAGTGGGTTGAGCGCGGCGGCGGGGCCGCTGGTCATGGTTATCGGAGGTCTGCTCGCTGGCGGTGTCCTGCTTTACTCGGATCGTGCCCGAGAGGCAGAACAGCGCAGCAAGGATCTGCGGGATGAGCTGCAACGCCTGGGGCTTTACGCACCGGATGCAGCCGTGGCGCTGGAAGAGGTCGCAGATGCTGCCGATGGTATCGGCACCGAGGATCAGTTGGCCCGCATCGAGCGGTTCCGCAAGGGCCTCGAAGATATCAAGGGCACTGGCGGGCTTTGGTCCTGGATCAGTGGTGGCGACGGCGAACTGGACGGGTTGATCCAGCAGGTAGACCGCTTTTACCATGCCTTTGATCAGGCTGATCTTCCGCTGGTCCGGCAGTTGCGCGATCTGGCAAAGGCTTATCAGGACAAAGAGATTTCCGCCGAAAGCTTTGCTCGCAGCGTTGCGGCCGCCGATTTGGAGGGCGCAGGGCGTGCAGCGCGTGAATATGCAGCGGCATTGCGCGAAATTGCGGAGCGCTCGAACGCACTTACCACCGGGCTCCTGTTCGATGGCGTTGCAGTCGAAATCGATGCGGCAACTGCATCTGTGGAGGGGCTTCTGGAAGAGCTGCACTTCGTCGCCAACCTTCAAGGTCTCGGCGACGTGGTTGTGCAGGAAATCAGGGATGTCATCGCGGAAATGAACAAGGGCAAGAAGTCCGCCCAAGAGGCTGCCGATGAGATCGAGGCTCTCGGAAACACCCGCGCAGACTTTAATGGCCTGCACGGTGATATCGCAAATGCCATCAAGGCCCTTGGTGAACTGCGCGCGGCGGCGATCCGAACCGCATCGACCATCGCGGCCACGGTGGCGATGCGCCCGAGTTCTGGTGGCGACGACACCTCGCTTGATCGCCAGAATGAGCATCGGCGGCTTACATTGCCGAGCATAAGCGTCGCCTGGACCTGACCCGTGAGCAGGTGTCGCTGGAAAAGGAGATGGAGCGGATCACGAAAGATGCTGCCCAGAACCAGGCTGTGTTGACGCAAGAGCAAATCCGCCAGATGGCGGTTGCGAATCTTGCCGCCGAGGCCCGTCGCGCCGAGGAAGGCCGTTCCGGGCGCTCGGGCGGCGGCCGGAAGTCCGGCGGCGGAAAGGGCAAGAAGGGAACGACGGTCACCGACATATTCGAGGACGCTGGCCGCGATCTGGAAAACCTGGAGCGGCAGATAGAGCTGGTCGGCAAGTCGGCGCAGGAGACTGCCAAGCTGCGTGCGCAGTGGGAATTGCTGGATGCCGCGAAGAAAGCCGGCCTGCCCATCGACGACAAGCTGCGCCAGAACATCCTGGAGCATGCCGAACATGTCGGATACCTCACCGATCAGCTGGAAAAGGCCGAGATTGCGCAGCAGCAATTCGACCAGGCGATCGATGGCGTCGCAGATGCCTTTGCGGGTGCTTTGATGGCCGGTGAAAGCTTGCGGGATGGACTGGCGCAGGTGCTCAAGCAGATCGCAGCAGATATCATCAACAGCGGCATTCGGAACGCCCTCATCGGCCAGTTCGGCGGGGGAGGTGGTGGGATCCTCGGCGGTCTCTGGCAGTCTATGATGGTCGGCGGTGACAGGCTGACCGGGGCGTTGCGTCTGGCTGGTCTTCCGGCTCGGGCGAATGGTGGGCCGGTGCAGGCTGGTCAGATGTATATGACCGGCGAGAAGGGGCCGGAGCCGTTCGTCCCTGCGGTGAACGGTCGTATCCTCAGCGTCGCACAGGCACAGGCGGCGTTGCGCGGGCGCGCCGGCGGGCGTTCGGGCGGGATCAACGCCACCTTCGCCCCGAACATCAGCATCGCGCCCGGTGTCACCCAAGCCGAACTGGCCATGACCATGGCGGCCGCCCAACGGGAGTATGAGCAGAAGTTCCTGCCCATGCTGCAAAAGCACATGCCCAGCTAT